TTGTAAAGATCGCAGGCCTAGTAGGATCTCCTAGAACGTCATTAATATCTGTACAAGGCACTCTTACCAACCCTGCCTCTGTAAGCCTTTGAAACACAATATTGCCAGAGAGGGGTTGGAATGATACTACAATGTAATCTTCACCACTAGGGCCTGCCCCTCCCCATAAGAATGTTTGGGCACCAGATTTAACAGTGTCTCTGACATCCTCCCCTGTATACATGGCACCAACTGCATACCAACTATCCCCGCCATCTTGGTATATGGCCTCTAGTTCAGAATAATCTACCAAGACCCTTGAATATCCAAGCCTTCTAGATACTGTCCCATCTAAGTTAAGATTGAAATTGGTAAGGCTTGAGGCACTTCCGGGCTGATAGTTTAGAGGACTACTATCTGTATTTAACCCCTTTGAAAAAGAGTTAAACTCAACTGGGCTACTCGTGTACGCCATCTTCTATTTTCTCCTTTTTAGCAGCCTTCTTAGGTTGCTTAGCTAGGAAGGAATCAATGCATAATTGTGCTTGTCTGGCATGAGTGAATTTGCCACGTAACTCTTTAGGGACGCTACCTTTACCCACTGGTTTAATCTCCTTAAACCCGTAAGAGCCATCACCCTCTATCCTATATCCTGCGTACTCTGTCATTCTTTGCCCGTCCTAAATGTAATATCTCTTGCGACCTTATTGCCACGTCTTCCGTAATTATCAAACAAGATGCCACCATGCACCCTCCAATTCTTACGTGATAGCCAACGCTGTTGCCTACCTGCTTCTTGTTCTGCTTTAACATCTTGTACTTGTCTAAGCTTAAGTGATGCTCTACTCTTAGCTTCCTCTTGTAAGGCTGTGAAAGCCTCTGTAGGAAGATCTGGTATAAAGTCATCCTCTGCTATCCAGTTAGGGATTATATACCCTGTAGCCTGAACCTTAGCCCCTTGCATAGTTGCTTCTACTAAACTATCATAACTATCAAATACAACTTGTGTATCATCAAATGATGTGTAGTATTGTGGGGGTGCATTAGTGTAGATGAATAACTCAATGCCACTTGGGTCAATGATTGTATCTACATTCTCATTATCACTACGTCTTGCATTAACAACGCGTAAGAAGTCATCTGGCTCAAGCCAACGTAACCTACTGTAATTCTTAGAAGGGTTATCTAACTTGCTGGTGTCATAGTTGATAAAGGAGAGTTCTTTTACTTCCTCTTCCAACGTCATGTGTGTTGGATAATCTAAAGAGGTTGACCCTCTTAATTGGATGGCACGTTTTAAGTGAGACCAATTACGATTACTCATCATAGCAAAGTAGGTGGATTTAACAATCTGGGCTACTTGCTGGGACTCAAACGTGTCATCAATACTATTGACTTCATCTGAGTCCATGTCATTGAGAATGTCAGTTACTAGCTCTAATAAGGTTAACTTCATGCTGCTTCAATCCTTTCAATAATGATTGATGCGGAAGGGGAGAAGTTCCAACCTGCTGCTGTTACAGTAGAGGAAAATAAACCCCCTTGGTTAGCTCCAGAGCTATCCCTAATTAATTGGTATGATAAAGTGTCCCCTATACTGGCATTAACCGTACTTGTAATACTTGACGCTATTAGTATACCTGCTGTATCCACAGATGCGCTCACTGAGTTACCAAACTGCACCCCATTAAGCACAGCTCTTGCATGTAAGTCTGCTTGGCTCTGACTCCCTGTTCTTCCATATTGTAAGATAACCCTCACCTGATAACTTCCAGCTTGGTTAAAGGTAAGCTCACCTGTATTACTTAATTGTACAGGGGAGGCAGGACTACCAGATGCATTACCAAACTCTATATCTAATTCTATATCTTGGCCCAAAGGCTCTTGAGAACTAACTGTACTAAAGCCTGCCAAGACTGTGGTTGTTGTTACATTACCCACATCAATGATGCTATCAGGGTCTACAAAAGATGTAGATCCATTCCCATTGGCTTTTAGTATGTAGCCTGTTGTAGCTGTAGAAGCCCCCTTAGGCTCATGCCTCTCGGAGTCAACTATGTCCTTATGTTCAACTGACATTTACTTTCCTCTTGATAATAAAAAAGGCCAGCCGATTTCTCGACCAGCCTTTAGTTTAAGCTATGTTAATGTATTTAACAATAACTGAACCAGCCGTTGGGCCTGTAACAGTTAGCGTACCACCTAAGGGGGTGGCTACATAAGTAGCTGGTGTACCTGCTGCTGCAGAGATATCAACTGCACCAACAACCGCTGTAGCAACAGCACCTGTAGCAAAGTCATCAATCACTTCAGTAACAACAGCACCTGCCGGAACCTCAACATAGAAGTCTAATGCTTCTCCATCAAAGTTGATGACAGCTTCATTACCACCACCAGCAGTGCGTTCAACACCTTGAGTACCACCAGAGCCGCGAGGCCCATAGTGGTTGTTTACATTTAAGCCTGAGTTATCTTCGTAAGCCATTCTTAATTATCCTTATACAATGTCAGTTGCGTTAGTTGGAAGACAGATTAGAGTATCCAAACGCTGAATACCAAAACCATAACGTGCACGAACTACGAACTCATCACGAGCACGATCCTTGTTACGTTCACCCTCAACCTTAGGCATACGACGCCATGCACCCATGATAGGTTTGCATTGGTCATCTAAGATGCACATTGCTAAGTTACCAACACCACCAGTGATAGCAGTTGTACCATCTGAGTAGTCAGCCACTTTAAGGCGGTTAGATGTGATAATGTCGAAGCCGTATAGATTCATAATGAATCGTTGACCACGAGCCATACCAGCTTCTAAGATCTTCTGACCAAAGGCTGTAACATCGTGAGTGATAGTTACTAGGCCGTTAAGCGTAGCTTCTACAACTGGGTCACAAACGTATACAAGGCCTTCACCCGGGACGTTAGCTTTCTGGAAGCTTAGACGAGCTTTGATTAGCTGAGCTAGTTCAAAGACGTTGTTAGTAGCAGTTGACGGAATCAAGTGGGGTTGACCATTGATCAAGTTAGGGCTAACTGCACCAGCACCACCAGCGGCGTAGTATGCTGCACCTGTATCTAAGAAGTCCGTTTCAAAGGTTTCTTGGATAGCACGGGTTGATTCAGCAGAACGTTCAGCCATTAAGCGGTCAATGTCTGTACCATCTTCACGAAGGTCATCAGTCACATACCATGCGTCACCTTTATACTCATTAAGAGTGAATAAGATTTCGCCTGTCTCAATTGGGTTATAAACTAGAGGAGTATCTTCTTTAGCTTCCTGTAGAGTAACAGAACCAACTGTTTTAATGTGTAATGTGTCACCAGAACCGAAGTCCTTAACATCACGATACCACATGTCAGGCAATAGGCCATCATGTAGGTTAAGCAAGATAAAGCCAGAGTAAACCTCTGATTCGATAAACGCTTGAGTATTACTTGTAATTTGGATAAATTTCTCCTTAGAAATTTAACTGAAAGGCAGGTGCAAAGTATATCTTACCTGTCTTTATTTTTGAGATTAGTGATGGCTCTAAATTGAGTTCACTAGCTATTAGTTTATTTTTGTATCCTAGCGATAGGAGACGACGAACCTCTCGAACTTGCTCAGGGGTTAGCCCCCTCGCACTAATAAGCCCAGTATGTCAACTAGTTGCATATTTTATTATCCAGTTACACCGAACTTAGCATACACATCCTCTTTAACCTTTAAGATGAAGTCCTTTTGTTCGCCAGCTCTGGCTCCCGCAAGTAATGACTTCTCTGGTTTCTCCAACGGGGCACGCTCTTGAGGTGCTGTTGGTGGGATGGTAATGCTACCAGACGTAGGTTTAAAGTTTGTCTGAGTAGGTGCTTGATTAAATAGAGCCATAACCATATCAGGGTTTTGGCCAGCTAGGGTTTGTAATTGTCCAACTGTAGTGCCTAGAGCGGCTGCTCGTTCAGTAACTGCTTTACTGGCATTTTCGCCATACATACTGTTCAACGCATTATTTACTTGTTCAGTGTTTTGTTGAGCTGCTGATTGCTGTCTCTCTTGCTGCAATACTTGTCGGACTTGCTCAGCTACGTCAACTTGCTGTACGGGTGCCTGAGGGGTTTCCTGTGGCTCCTGTGTAGGTGCTTGTTGTTGTAACCGTGCTACGACATCTTCAACAGACTGTCTCTGTTCTAGCTGTGCCTTAAGATTAGCAATCTCCTGCTCCTGTTGGGTAACTGTACCCTTCAGCTGGGGGATGTAATCTTGTGCATTAGCTAGGCCATCAAGAGCCTTGCCTAGTGTGTCGTATTTTTGTGTACCATCTTCTTTAGTGATCTTAGCTAGCTGGTCTGCAAACGGATCTGATTGAATAGGTGCTGTTTGGCTGGGTGCAGCCGAATCTGTTGGTTGTGCGAATACATTTGTCTGGTCAGGCAAAGTATGTTCCTTTATTTATTTAGTTACTAAGCTATAGTATACTTACTCCAGTCGTAAATGACTTCAGACTTCGTCTTACTATAACTCCGTTATTCATATTTTCTCTTTACGTAAGTAATATATACCTATTACGCAAGAAACCTTGTTTAATTTTGTATTAAATCAATTATCTCGTGCATAGCACGCTCATAACCCACATTATCCGCCTGAAGGTACGCCCAATTAGCGTTATCATAGCTACCTTTAGACCTAGCTTTAGTATTAGAGGAGGAGATTTTTAATAATAACAAATCTTCTAACCTCTTACGAGTTAACTTAGAGGCAACATAGTTGCCCCTTAAGTCAGACTCAGCTTGTGGATCAAGATCTTTAAGCCAAGATTGTTTCATTATAGTCCAAACTCCCCTGCTAGTTCATCTTCCAATGCTAGGTCATCCTCTGCTGAATTCATTGCTGATTGCGTCTCCTTCTGTTCTGTTACAGCTACATTATAACTAAAGATGTTATAACCCTTAAGGCCTGTTACATCATTAACAAACTCTGTTAGCGCCTTACCTGAGGTATGTGGTGCTATCATTTGCCCTACAGGTGAGTTAAAGATCCCGATGAAGTTCTGTAAGTCCTGAGCCTGTTTAGCAAAATGCCTAGCACCTACGGGACGTAGTTTACCAGAAGCCGCTATATCAGCCTGTGTGATGCTTAAGAACTTCTCCACACCTAAGCTATTGTCCATGACTCTAATCATGTCAGAGCCTTCCATGTTACGTCTGGACACCTCTAGTGCAGCATTGACCACAGGCTCTAAGCCCAATATCTCAAAGTTGGTGATCTTCTCTTGGAAGATACGTCCAGCGGCATTGTCTAATTGACCTACCTCAAACGCTGTCTTCTCACCCGGGGTTCTTATACCCATAGCTTCACGAGGAGCACCAGCCATCAATTCCATCTTAGCTTCAATCAACTGTACGTCTTGTGCAGCCGCTATGATGCCCTGCATGGATTTAGCCACCTCACCTACATCACCGTTCTCATCAATCTGAATAACAGCGTTAGGCTTCCATACAAACTCTTCAACCTCTCCAATCACCTTAAGTGGTGGATTAACGATAAGATCCATAGCATCAGCACGTAGGTTCTCAAGATGATCAATACGGTATTGCATACCTACGATATTATCAAGAGGCCCCATAGCCCATAGGTTATCAGGGCGTAATCTCCAACCTACATGATAGATAGGTGCATGGCCTAACCAACTAGGAATATCAGCCTCACGTACTAGCGTTGCTCTATCCGCTACAGTAAGTACCTTGCTTGTCTTAAGCTCTCCAGTAGATTGATCATGATAATCCCCATAGAACTCTAGGATCTCCACAAACTCTGACTGGTAGTACTCATGCATGTTGCCAAAGCCGTCTACAGAGTAGCCTACGGCCTTTTCGTAGTCTTCTGTACTGTACCCACCTTTACCACTCTGTAAGCCCAACCTACGGTCAATCACGTCCTGCCAGAAACTCTGGTCAGGCTCAGTGACCATCATCTTCTTGATCTCACCAATGGTCTTAACAGATCGGACAATCTTATACGACTCGGTGAACTCAGACGCCAGAGGGTTGAATACAATATCCAGAGGACTAATGCGTCTAATCTTTGGCCCAATGTAGTTAGGAATGACTGTACCGTTTGAGTCCTCTTTGTAGGAGCTTACAAAGTCTACTGTCATGAAAGCATTACCATAGTCTATATAGTCGTACAGGAGCTTTGAGAACTCTGTGCGGGCATTGCCTTCACGTAACTTGTTATCCATGTAACCTTGGATGGCTTCAGCCTTCTCCTTAACGCTATCCTCTTGAGAGTAGCCCTGCCACTTTAGCCAATTGTCATTGGGGAATAATGCACTCAAGTAGTTCGAGTGTAGGTTATCCCTAATCTGACATAGTTTAGGTGTAGTGGTTGTGTTGTTCCAAGGGAGCGTCTGGTTGGACGTTGTGGTGGTGTCTGTAGCAAACACATAGTTACGTAGCTCAGTCCACTCAGCAACCTTACCAGCCCTCTGTTGGTGATGCTTATCCCATAGGTACGCTACCCATTGACTTGCATTGTCTTGTTTTAATATCGTGCTGAGTTCAGCAACTTTCTCACTCATGTAATTTCCTATTAGTAGCTTGCACCAAATCTACTTGTTTGTGTAGGTGCGTTAAAGAAGTCTTTCATTGCAGAGCCTATACTCTTGGCAGGGGGTGTTGCTATCTCAACTGCTGATGCTAGTGCATCCTTACAGTCATCGTGAGCTGGCCTTGCTAGCACTAGCTCCTCTTCCAACACTGCTGTCCAACCACCCTCTTGGTGCCATACTTCCAGATTATCATACCTATGCTCTAAGGCTGAGGCAATACGCTCCTCCTTAGTACCCTCTGCACGAGAAGGCCTAAACTCATCCACAGACAGCCGTAGGCCATCCTTACGGACGTAATCTTTGATAGCATTCACTATCACCTTCTGGGCTACAGAAACCTCAGCACGGAGCTTGTTAAACACCCACTTAGAGTGTAGGTCTTTTATGTGCTTAAAGTACTCTATGGTTTTGTCTGACTTGAATCTGTCTATATCTAGTATGTACACATTGCTACTACTGTCAATACCTATAACAACAATAGCGGTGTAATCCGCAGCTTTAGATAGAGAGAACGCGAAATCGACAGCAGCATAGATGTTAAGCTTATTGCCGTTGTAGAACCACTTACTGCCTTCCTTCTTGAGCTTACGTACATCATAGTATTGGAACTTATCTGTACTTATGCGTTCTGATAGTGGATCATTAGGATCATTATAGTACTGTGCATAGAACTGTACACGGTCAGAGTATTCAGCTCTGATACGAGCTAAGGTTTGCATATCAAATCCGTAAGCCTTGCCATCCGGCCTTATAACCCTTGGCCAAGTGAATACGTTATCAATCTCCACCTTATACTCTTGTACGTCCCATACAGGTTCCTGCCCTGTCTTAACGCTATCCTCATTGTATGTGTCATACACTTGATTCTTCCAGACATCATATATGTCCACAGGATGGTATCGTGTACCACAGGCCATTGTGAATCCACCTGAGTTACGTATTGATGTGAACTGGGAAGCCTTCTTAGAAACTGACTCACGGCCATCTTCTGTGTATGCATTCTCAGGAACCACCAAGTCATCCGCTACAACTATGTCAGCGTGCCAACCAGTTGTGTTGGTAGTCAGGCCTGCCGTCTTAATCGTAGCATCCCTAGTGCCCTCTTCAGATCGTTTCACATGATCTATAATAACTGATGTAGATGACCATTTTTCCCTCTTACCCTCTTGGGGGTTAATGTACTCTGGGTAGTAGCGCCTATAAACCGTACTACCTAATATATTCTTAACAGCGTATAACTGTGTATTGGCCAACTCTGCTGTCGCCGATACGTACAGCACTGTTACCTCAGGATGGCGTGTGACCATCCATGCTACCCACGTAGCAACCATGTGGCTCTTTAGGTGAGCACGGGGGAGCATGATTAGCTTGTTGCTAGTCAGCTCTCCGCCCTGCCCAAATAAGGTGTAGTCTTGCATCCAACGGAATATCTCTTCATGCACTTTACCATACATATACCCCGGGTTAACAAGACGGGCAAAGAGGAACAAGTCCTCCTTTGCACCTTCCCTAATGTCTTTGGCTGCTTGTGGC